TAAAAAAGCATTTGATCGAACTCGGGTTCATACTCTTTCATCACATCCATGAGCTGATAGTTCATGAATTCTTTAACTCTGTTCGATTGGTCTTCTCTGGCCCTATCTGCTAGTCCTATTATTCTTGTGTGTACTGGACCATTGGCCGGTAATAATTCTTTATAAGCCTGCGCTTGAAACTGTGTTACTGCTTCAGCAAGAACTGGATGTGTTGCACCACTCGCTCCTTGAAATGGTTGAGTTGGGTTTTCGTATTTAAATCCTAAAAGATCTAAACCTTTTGTATAACTATCTTCCCAATCTTTTCTTGAAGATTTATATTGATTGTAATTTGCTGCAAGTTCAGAACCTAATTTTCCTAAAGTATCTTCTGGTAATAATTCTGCTAAGTTATCAAAGTGTCCGTCTGTTCCAGGTTGATTGATTGCTTCTGGATCAAAATTAATTGTAGCACTTCCGTCTTCTTCTTGTGTTACTTGAACATCATCAGGACCAACTTGTTCTTCAATTTTTTCTTGTTCTGTAACTGCGATTTCTTCATCGCTAGGTATTTTTAATTCAGTCTCTACGTTTGGTAGGGCTTTGTCTATATCTGCCATTTATATTCTCCGAGTTCTTTATTGTTGTAGCTTGTTTTAATGGAACATTCAACCCTTGTGGATTAGGTCCTTTAAGTGGTGGGATTTCTTTCCACTTAACGTGTTGCATATTTGCAACAAGTGTTTTATTTTTACCCGTCATCAAATAACCCCCTTCCTTCTCTTTTGTTTCTAAACATTTCATAAGCACTAACACCACTAGATAATGCAAGACCTGGTAAACCAAATCTTCTCGATATAGTTTTTAAAGCAGCAGGACTCGCACCCAGTCTCATAATCTTAGAAGCCATTGGGCTAGCAAAACGTGTTGCCTCTTTAGATAGTCCACCCATAAAAGCTGGAGCTAAATAATTTAATGGGTTAGTTGCGATCTCACCTAATGAATCTCCTTCAGCAATTTGTGAAGCAATATACAATGGTTCTAATGCAGCGATTCCAAGCGGTGTTCCTGTTGCAGCTAATCCTTTTCCAAGTACACCTTTTATTGGACTCAGAGCTGATCTAATATTACCAGCACCCATTCTTTTTCTAACATCAAATAATCTTTTACCACCTGGCACTGCACCTGCTGCAGTCACTGCACCTAGAGTTGGTAAGTATGCTTTATCAAATACGTTTACTTCATCCTCAGTAATTTTTTCATCTGGCTGGGTTATGGGATCGAGGATCATGGACTTTAACATATTCTTTTGTTGTCCTTCGTCAGACAAATAAGTTGACATGTCATCATTCATATACGGTTTTACAATTGCAGCTGCACCAGCACCGACCGCGGCTAAGGCACCAAACTTACCACCACGTTTTACAAAGTTTAAAAAACCCGTTCCTGCAGATTTAACTTTTTCAGAAACTGTTTTTATTTTATTTACTTGTTCGGTAGTTTTTATAGGATCACTATCAAAAGCAAATTCCATTTGTCTTGCACAATTACTTCCTACAGCAAAACCAATTCTTCCACCTTCAGCTCTAAAAATATTACAGACACCTCCTTCATTTGTTTCAGCGGCTTTAACTAAGTTATTTCTTAAAACAGATTCAACATTTGCTCTAGCCATTACATCATCAACAGATCCAGCAGCAGTTGCTTTTGTAGTCGCTCCTGGAGAAGTCATAACTTCTGTTGAAGTATCAAAACCTAAATCTAAAATTTTACCTTTAACAGTATCTGGATCAACAATAATTGGTTTTAAAACATTTGCTGCAGCATCTCCTTGACTCCCACCTGTTGCAACTAACTCTCCTATTTGAAAATTAATTTTATCCATTTGTTTTGCTAAAGCTGGAGTGTTTTTTCTCTTCATCTTGTTAAACAACTTTAATTGTTTTCTATACAAAGGTTTTAATTCATCATTTAAAACTTCGGCCACTTTATTATTTACATCTTGAGTTTGTATAGCTAACGCATCAATTGGATAATCGATACCTAATTTTTTAGCTTGAAAAATATTTGCTGTGTGTGCAATTTCATAAACTTTTCCTAAACCAGTTTTTTGTTTTGTTCGTTTAATTCTTTCTTCAAATTTTCTTCCTTCACCAATAACTTGTTTTCTTTTTTGTGCAGCTTTTTCTACACCTCCTACATTTTTAGGACCTCTTGCACTAGCTTGATAATCAAAACCTTCTGCAATTAATTCTGTCTTACCTTTGCTCATCCATTTAGGAGTTCCTGCTTTTGGATTTCTATTTAATTTAAATTCTTCTATAACTATTTTTTTAGCTTCATTAGGATTTAAACCCTGTTCTCTAACTAAAAATTTAAATCTATCTATTCTTTGTCTTTGAACTTTAGTGGCCTCTTCATTTATTGAAATTAAATTTTCTTGAACACCTACTGTATTGCCGAATGGAAATCTATATCTTTCAGCCATTAGACCTCCAGGATCTTAGCTAGTCCACCATGCGCAAAGTTTTGAACTTCATCAATAAATCTTGCAGTAGAATTATCAAACCTAGGATCAGTTGGACGTAAACCATTTGCATCGACTACTTCGTTTAAAACTCTATTAGTAAATATTACAATTTCTTCTGAAGTTGCACCAGGTGGAACCATCTCTGCAATTCTTGGACCAAAGTATTTTTCAACAAGTACAATTGGGTCACCTGCAAGTCCACCACCGCCGTCAGTGATGTATTTAACATCTGTTTCAGATATTATGTCTGCAAACGTTGTTTGATTAGGATTTTCTTTTTTTAAAGCTTCTAATAAAAATTCTCTAGATGATGCTCGTTTAGCTGGTATCTCACCTTTGTTTGATGTCATCAATTTAAATTGTGCTGCTAAACCAGAGTCTTGTTTTTCTAAATTAGCAATTGTTGTTTCAGCATCTTGAAATGGTGCTGCAATATCATCGGGCCCGCCACGTGAACCTGGTGGTGGTAGATCCATTTCATCAACTAATTTTCTAAAATCTTTTGGATTTATTGGTGGCAGATCACCTAGTTTTTTAACATCTTTGTCAGTCATGGGTGGTAGATCACCTAATTTTATTGCTCCACCGGGAGGAGTGAAAGGCATATTATCCGTCATACTTTCAATCTCTTCGCTTTTAATTTTAGGATTTACTCTTAAAGATGCTAAACCTTCTGCATCTAAGTTCCTGGTCCCTGTTCCAAGATCAACTATGTTTGCTGGACCAACAGGGGGTAAATAAAACTCCTCCATCTTTTTTAAGTTAGATAAAAGATTGCCCGCTTGAATATCGTTTAGTTTATCACTAACCGCGAAACCGACAGCGTTTTTAGCTTCGTTAATTGCTTTACTTTGCGATAAGACTCCAAGAGCCTCGGTATTTAAATTTTTGTCTAAGAAAGGTTCTACGTTGTCCCCTTTACCTAAGAAAGAAATATTGGTTCGGGAACCAAGGACATCGGAAGTGTTACCTCCTAATCTAGAAAATACTTTTAAAATTTCATCAATAATAATTTTTTTAGCCATAATACTTTATGTGTCCTCTCACAATCGGCTCTTCTTTGTAGTCTTCAGGATGTCGAACCAAACCACCCTGTCTAATTCTCATAATAGCTTGTGTGGTACTATCCACATAGTCATCATGGTCGCCATGCGGAAACGCAGCACATTCTTCAATTACTTCCTGTGCAAAATGCTCGTGCATAGGCGCCCAGATTTTTCCACTCTCAAAGAGCGGAGCTACTGAGTTCACTCTAGATTGTTTATCATTTCCTCGGCTAGGAGTAAAGTTAATAACTGGGATATCCATTTGCCTCAACTCGTGGGTCAAAGGCAGTCCAGATGCTTTTGCTTCAATGATTACCATGTCAGGTTTCCAATCCATATACTCTTCATAGGCCATACGCCTTAGTTCCGGAAACTCATATCTGCCTTTAAAAGCATTAAGTAAAATTATATTCTGTCCCTGGTCCTCGGTCGTAAAGACTCCCCACGTGGTTATAGCACTATAGTCAGAGCTGGTTGATTTTGTAAATGCAGTATCGTAAGATTGAACAATATAATCTAATGGCGGTGGATATTTGTTTACCCAGTCACACCACCAGTCTCGTTTTAATATAGCCCCTTCTTCAGCAGTCGGTGATTGCATATATTGAGAATTCCAATTTGAAACAGGGATCGAGGCTTTTGTTTTAAGTAACTCTTCTTTATTCCAAAACTCAGGCCACACTGGTTCTCCATCAGGAAGCAATGCAGGAAGTTCAATAACTTCCCATTGATCTGAACCTTCTTCGCTCTGTGCTTTTATTAATTCTCCAGTAATATCTTTAGTAGACCATCTTGTCATTACAACCACAATTACTCCACCGGGTTGTAAACGTTGTCTAGGTCCTGAAGTATACCAGTTCATTGCTTTCTCAAAAGCTTTACCG